GTGCAGGTGGAGTAGTTATAACTGTTATACAACCAAGTTCAGAATGGATTGATGAGACAAATAATAAGTCATTTGTAAATCAAGGACATATAGAAGTAAATGATTCTATTAGTGATAATGATTTGTTGTTAAAAAAATATGACGAGTCTGCTGAAACTGAAGATATTAAAACATTAGATAGTTTTATTAGTGCAGGGTTAGATAGTTCAAATAAACCTCGTTGGTTTGATTGGGAAACAGGTAATTTAATGCAGAATACTTATGACGCAGAAACAGGTTTAATTACAGGCGAAGAACAAGTTTAGAAGATAAACCTGAAGAACTAAAGTAATATATCTATATGCAAAGAAGAAGATTTCGTAAAGAACAACACGAATGGACTTACGAAGTTACTTACAATGGGAAGGTTAAGAGATATGAAACTTGATGTAGTAAGAACTCAATTTGGAGATGACGCAACTTGTGGAATTTTATTTATTGACGGTATCTTTGAGTGTTATACATTAGAAGATGAAGTAAGAGACTTAAAAGAATACTCCGAAACTGCGATTCCACTAGGAGAATACGAAATAAAATTTAGAACTGTTGGTGGATTTCACACTAAATATACTGCTAGATATGGTGCAGGTTTTCATAAAGGTATGCTTGAACTACAGAATGTACCAAACTTTCAATACATTTTAATTCATACAGGCAACACAGACGAGCATACTGCAGGTTGTTTGTTAGTTGGAGAGACACAACAAGACTTAGATAAAGGCAAAGACGGATTTGTTGGTGGCTCAGGAGACGCTTACAAAAAGATGTACCCTAAAGTAAGAGACGCTTTGATTCGTGGAGAAAAAGTAACAATTAAATATTCTAATATTAATTTAGGCAAAGAGATTAATAACAAACAAAGCCCTGATATGATTAGCCCTTCAATAATTAAAGAAGATATATCTGAGATTAAGGGAATGCTCATACAACTTATTGCTAAACTAGAAGGCAGAAACATAACCTAACCAAAGGATAACTTGCATTTAATATGTCATTTATGCAACCACCCCACCAAACTTGATAAAGTAGGATATAAGTGTGTGTCAAAAAAATGCACAATGTATGGTAAGGTATTACTTAGCAACCCACTAAATAAGGAAGAAGAATAGTGAAAAATAAAGAATATTGGAAATTTATTTTATCTAAGGCTTTTAGAACAGGGTTGCAATCTGCAATCTCTTTGTATCTAGCAAACTCATCAGGAATAATAGACGCAAATATGCTTGAGCTAATTGGAGTTGCGTTTTTGAGTTCAGGATTAGCAGTTTTACAAAACGGCTTAGAACAATATAAACCAAAGCAGACATTCGATAATAAATAAAAGGTGCTTAACCTAAAGAAGATACTTTGTATTGCTTCTGTGTGCCTAATTGCAGTTCCAATACCTGCATTAGCAGTTGATACAACAGTAGATGAGCCGTTTGATGAGAATGGTTTTACACAATCAACAATCAGCGTTACAAATTGGTCTTTGAATAATAACACAAATACAAACTATGAGATAGGTAATACTTGGGCAGGTCAATATGGCACAACAGGTTATTCTATCAATTACAATATGTTTAGTGTTAGCAATCGTATGCTACAAATTACTTTTTCTGAATCTGACATTACTGAAATAGGTTTCAAAGTTGGTGCAGTTAATTATGAATGGCACTATAACATATTTATTAAAGACGCTGAAGGTAATTCTTCTAATCCTGATTGGATAACACACTCAATAACAGGTGGTTATCAAGACTTTGACGAGTCTTATGACGCACCTGAAGGCTACACAATTTGGCGAATCGAGATGAACTTTAGTGATTATGTATTGATTGATGACTTATACTATGTTTATGATGACGGAACTACTGCGACAACTACAACATCTTCTACTACAACTTCTTCCACTACAACTACTTCATCTACTACAACGACATCTAGTACGACAACAACTACAACAACAACAGTTCCACCGACTACAACCACAACTCTTAGTCAAGAAGATATTGAACGCAATAATAACCACGCAGAAACAGGTATTTATGAAACTAATGCAGAGAGACAAGCTCGTGAACAAGCTGAATATGAAGCAGAGCAAGAGAGAATCAAAAAAAGAAAAGAAGCTGAGCGTAGAGAAGCTGAGAGAAAAGCTGAAGAAGAACGCATTGAAAAAGAAAAGCAATCTAATTATGAAGAAACAGGCTACTACGAAACAGATTCGGAGAGAGAAGATAGAGAATTAGCAGAGTGGGAAGCTGAACAAAAAGCAATACAAGAAGAAAAAGATAGAAACTTTGCTGAAACAGGTTATTACGAACTTGATTCTGAGAGAGAAGAACGAGAGCAAAGAGAATACGAAGAAGAACTTGCAAGGATTGAAGCTGAAAAAGAAGCAGAGATACAAGAACAATTAGAAGAATCTATTGATTTAGAAGAATTAGATTTGCCTGAAGAAGAAGTTAAAGAGCTTATAGATACTATCCAAGAAATACAAGAACAAAACCTTGAAGAAGTATATGCCATAAAAGAAGAAATAATAGAAATAGAAATTCTTGAATTAGAAGATATTATTATTGTCATTGAAGAAGATGAAGAAGAAACTATACCAATAAAAGAAATTTTTGAAGAAGATGAGTTGGACGAAGAAATATTTACAGATGACACCGAATCAGAAACAGAAATTCAAGAAGAAGATGAAGTCTTTGTCGAAGAAGTAGAACTAACAGAAGAAGAAATACAGGAAGAAGTAAAAGAAGTTGAAGAAAAGATTGAAGCTATACAAGAGACTAATATTGAAGAAATTGAAACAGAACAGGTTGTGGAAATACTTGAAGAAGTTAATGACGCAGGATTGGAAAACCTTGACGAAGTTAGCGAAGATGTACTTGAAGTTGTAGCAGAAGTAGTAGAACAATCAATAGAAAAAGCTGACGAGCTTACAGAAGAACAACAAGAAGTCGTAGCTGAAGTGCTTGGCTTTACAGAAACAGAAGATGTAGAAGTAATTGCTGAAGCAGTAAAGACAGATGAAACTGTTGCTCAAGCCGTAGAAGAATATGTAGAGAGAGCAGTTGAGAACGCAGATGTAGAAGATTACACATTAGCTGACGCAACAACAGAAATAGCTTTTGAATCTTTAGTCGCAGGAGACTTTAGTGTTATCATTGATATAGATTTAGACGCAATAAGTATTAATAATATTGGAAGTGATTTAACAACAGACCAAAGAGAAAAGGCACAAGAAGTAATAGTGCCAACAATATTGGTTAGGATTGTTTCATTTGCTTTAAGGAGATTTAATTGATTAAGAAATTGTGGTCTTGGGTTGTAGAAGCAATCAAAGAAACTCTGAATTTAAGTTGGACTCTAGTTGGTTTGATAATTGCAACACTTACTCTTACAGGGTCAGCACAACAAATTACAGGACTTGCAACAATAATTACTTTAATTATTTGGTTGCTCACAATAAAATTTAGGAAATAAGGTGTGTAAATATTGCAACACAGAAGAAAAATTAGTTCATAGTGGAACTGACGGACTTTGGTTGGGTTGTTTAGAACATTTACATAATATTTGTTATGATTGTGCTAACAATGGTATGCACAATAAATAAAAAAGATGACGGCTCTTTTGTGCAGATATGTAACTGTAAACACGGAAGCTCTCATTGTAAGGAGAACTAATGGCAGATAATGGAATGACTAATAAAGAGATGTTAATGCTTGTTTTAGAAGGACAAGATAAGATAAATTCTCGCATTGACGAACTACACGAGAAGGTAAATACAAAGATTTCTAGGTCAGAGTTAATGGCTACTGCTACCTTTATTGTTCTACTTATTGGTGGAATAATCCAATATTCTATGTAAATTAGCCATTTAGAGCCGTTTTAAGACACTATTTGTAGCATTTAGGTATAACTTACCACTCTAAAATATCCATAAAAAAAACTTATATATTTCTTGTTTTTGTGTTGCATTAAATAATCTTTGATTATATAATTCAGGTATGAATGAAACAAAAAAACAAGGAGTTAAAATGACTTACTACCAAAGAGTACAAGCATTTAGAGATAATCAACGAGCATTGTTAGATGATTTTTTAGCAGAAGTTGTTAGCTCTAAAACTATTACAAAAAGTAATGAAAATACCAAAGAAAATAGAAATAGAGTTTTTTGGCAATTTCGTGATAATAAATTGAATAGAAAAACTGCTGATAGTTTTGCAAATCAAATTAGCAAATGTGAAGAAAAATTAGCTAAAGCTGAAACCGATATGGAAAAAGCACTATATAAAGAGTTAATTTTAGAAGCTCAATATAATGTTCGTTTTTGGGATATTGCAAAACCTTTATTTCGTGCTAATCAAAAATTAGAAGATATTAAATATTTTGCAAGTCGCAATAACAGATAATACAAAAGACCTTAGAAGCTATTGCTAGTATCTAAGGTCTTTTTTTTATTTATAAATCACAAATTAACAATTTATGATTTATAATACTTATTGTGAATAAAGTAAAGAACACAAGTTGTATGTTCTGTGGAAAACATCTTACCACGATTCGTGGTGCTTTGTTTTGCAACGACATAAATTGTTTGAATTTTAAGATGATACAAACAAAACTTGAAGATATAAAAACTTAATAAAGGAGATA